CGGCAGATCAGCGCACAGATCGGCACGTTGCCGAACCCGCGCAACGCATCACGATTCCTTTCGAGGCTCCCGCCAACTGAACGGCAAGCAGTGATCTCTCTCTACCGACTCGCGGGCGTTCCTGAAGCCGACTTCGACGCGCTCGTACAGAGTGCCGCAGCGCCCGCAGGCGTAGCACGACAGAGTTTGGCGTACGGGTAGCCACCTCAAAATGGGTAATAGAGTAGACTTCTATACAGAAAGGTAGGATGATACACGCATGGTTCAAGAAGTAGCCGCCACTGTAGAAGTGGCTCTGCCGACGCCAACGGAGGCTGCTGAGGTCGCCACTCCCGCAGAGGGGGCTGTGCCCGAAGCCACTTCCGAGCCGGTTGAGACGCCTACGGCCACGGCAAAGTTCGGCGTATCAGACGACCCCTACGAAGTCATCGAGCACGAAGACTTCAAGCCACTCTTGGAGCGAAGGGACAACCGCATACGGGACACCATCCGCTCAGAACTCGACAACGAGTTTCAGGAGAAGACCCGCAAGTGGGAGTCCACGCAGTCCTACTCGACGATGGCATCTCTTTCAGGGAGGCTCATCCAGACAATCGAGGACGGCAACATCCAGGGCGCGGAGAGGGTTATCGACCGGCTGAACGAAATCATGGCACCACACGCCACGGAGCAGATACGGGAGTACCAGTCCCAGGGGTTAGCGGAAGCGGCCAACCAGTTTGCTTCACTGCTTTCGACGCAACTCAAGGGAATGGACAACCGCACGCAAGACGACTTCGATGACCTGAAGCGTTCCGGCGCGTCGTGGGACAAAATCCTGCAAGGCTTCGTCAAGGCCCACACCGAAAAGCTGGAGACTCGATATAAGAACCAGCTAAAGGAAAAGGACGTGCAGATCGAGCAACTGAAGCTCGGCGTCCGCACGGACGGGCCGAACGGGGCGGCAATGGCCTCTGGCAGCGGTGCCAGCGGCAAACTCTATTCACAAATGACCCGTGAGGAACGACAGAATCTTTCGCCGGAAGCGAGGGACGCTGCCATTCAGCACGAAATTAATGTAGGAGGCTAACCAGTGGCAATCGGTACAGTAACCGTCACCACTGCGGCCAACTGGATTCCCCAGATTTGGGCCTCAGAACTCTCCGACGCCACCGAGGCGTGGATTGGACTGAGCGATCTCGTTGACCGTCAGTTTGAAGACGACCTCAGCGTTGGAGACACCGTTGAGATCGCCAACCGCTCGAACCCCGCAGTCCGCTTCAAGACTGCCGACACCTCGGGCACGTACACCAACGTCACAGAGACGCTGGAGAACATTGTCGTCAACCTCCAGGCCTACACGGGCTTTTTGGTTGAGGACATCGCAGAGCTTCAGTCCAAGTACGCCGTCCGCTCGGAGTACACCGAGGCTTCCACGTACTCGCTGATGTCGGTGGTCGAGGGCGACCTCACCTCCGGTCTCGGCGGTCTGCCTGACAACTTCTCGCAGCTTACGGGAACCCTGGGCACCGACCCGACAGCGGACGACATCATCCGCGCCGTCCAGTACCTTGACGACGGCGACGTTCCCGACGACGGGCGGTTCTTCTACATGAGCCCCGGCACGCACGCCGCGCTCTTGAAGCAGGCCGTCTTCACGTCAGAGGACTACACGACGAAGGGCGCAATCGGCACGGGCCGCATCAAGGGCACCGTCTACGGCGCGACCCCTCACGTCAGTTCACTGGCGAATAACAACCCGGCAGCAGCCGGTCAGTCCTACTCTTGGTTCTGTCACAAGAGAGGCGTGGCGCTCGTGGTCCAGCGCGGCCCGACCCCCCACGTCCAGTGGGAGAACCTTGAGATCGGCTGGGGCGTGGTTTGCGACACGATCTACAACTTCATCGAGCGCAAGATTCTCCCCTCGGCACTGGCCTCAACGTCGCCGGACGACCGCTTCAACGTGGGTGTCCGTGGCCCCTAATTTCCGAATAGACGCGGAGTCAACGCAGGTCCACGTACCCACGTACCTGACGTGCAAGTTCCGCGCCGACCCGGAACTGGTGCTTCGGTGCCAGAACGCAGGGGACACAGTTCACAGGGGTACTCGGATCGGGCAACTGCGCGAGTTCTGGCCGTTCGACGCTCTCAAGCGTCAGGCCTTGGAAGAAGCGCAGACGTTCATCCGGTACATGAGAACCCAGGACTATGAGCCGAGACAGTCCCACTTTGAAATGGAGTTATGGGGGCCGTTCCCCGAGAAGGTGAAGTACACCGACTCCCTGACGAATATCGAAGAGGGCAACCCGTTTTTCCCTGACGGGAGGTGGGTATCCAATTCGAGAGGGACACGAGAAGCAACCAGAGGCCCGCAGGAGTTGGACAAGGAGACCGTCCTCAACTCCCCTGACTGGAAGAAGGGGACGGTCTTCCTTATCCGTGGTCAGTTCATTGGCAACTACGGGCATGTGGAAGAAGCAACAGGAACGCTCATAGTCTGAGGAGGCTTTATGGTAGACACACTTCCAGAGGGAATGATGGGCCAGTACGGCCAGTCACTCCGCAAAAGGGGCAAGTTCGATAGGGCAGTCTATTACCGGAGGCCAAAGGTTGATCGCGGCGGCGACCCGATGCAGCACCCAGGATGGATTACCTTCGGATCGAGGACGCAGATGGAGCACTTCATCGGTCGCGGCTTCGAGCCCCTTTTGGAGTACGGCGTCATTCCCGCGAACGACCCGGTTCTGCGAGACGAGGACGGACAGCCCGCTCCATTAAGGAGTCCGTGGTATCCGATACTCGCTCACCCCAAGGGGCCGAGCGAGTTCCCGCTTGACCAGATCACGACGTTCCGCTGGTACATCCCGAGGGAGTGTCCTAACCCCGAGGCCAAGTTCCCTCAACTACAGGGCCACAAAGTCACACACTACCCCTGCCCCGAGTGCCAGCGTCCTCCGTTTATCGCGGTGGACGAGTTGGGCGGCATCGTCCATCTAGCACGGCATCTTCGTGTCTCACACGACTGGGACAGGATTTCACTCCTGGCCTACGGCGACAGGGTGGGCATCGACTTCAACGTCGTCTACGGCGACCTCAAGGAGACCTTTGACTTCACGTTCGGAGAGGCTTCTGAAATCGTCGGATGCGACGAGTGCGACTACATCCCCGCCGAGGGCAAGTCCGCTCAGAAGGCTCTACGGATGCACAAGCTCGGTGCACACAAGCCGATGGTAGTGGAGACGGTTGGTTGACCTACGAACGAAAGTACCCTGACCTCAAGGTGTATATCGGAGCGCCTGTCTACAAGACGGTCGAGCCCTTGCAATTGAAGTCTCTAGCGCCGCTCATGTTGAATACGCGCTACGGGTACTTTCCTCAGACGGGAGACGCCTTGATGGAGCGGGTGAGAGGGATCGCAGCGACGAACTTCCTCCGCAACACCAACGCCGATGTCTTCCTGTCACTCGATTCAGACATCGTGGAGTTCAGCCCCTTCGCCGTGGACGAACTGGTGGAGCAGGCTGTAACCCACGATATAGTGGCGGGTATCTACCTCTGCAAGTCCGTTGCTCGCACGTATCCCTCGTCAATCTTCCTCGACAACACCACTATCGAGTTCGGTGACGATCCAACGCCCGTGGAAATCCAGTGGGCCGCAACCGGAATGCTCGCTATCCACCGGAGGGTGTTCGAGAAGATGGCCGAAGGGATGACGCTCCTGCACGAGAAGAACGGCATTGGAGCGTTCTATCCGTTCTTTCAGACAATGCAGTACGACTCCGACGAGGGGCCGATTATCTTGTCTGAGGACTTCGCTTTCTGCGAACGAGCGCGGAACCTGGGGTTCAAGATATACGCCAACCCGTCCATGAGGATGGGTCATATGGGACAGTACGTTTACCGGCTGGAAGACATGGCAGCGACCGTCTTCAAGCGACAAGACCTCACCATCTCTCGCTCTGGCCCTCACTGGCGCATAGAGTTGGAGGGCGAGGTGGAGTCACCCGAAGACATGGGCCGTCTCAAGGCCGGTGAAAGACCGGAAATAGAAAAACGATTCGAGTCACTGAGCGCGGCTAAGACCGCGAGCTAGAAAGGAACTAGAACAGTGGCAACAGGAGCACAATACGGGGCGAGGACGCACCGCTCATCCAAGAGGCAGACATCAAAGATCGGGCCTCTCAACAGTGAACTGGCGAACCTTCTCTACCCAGTCCAGAACGCCGATGTCGTGTTCTTGCACGAGGACTTCCTGCTGGAAGAAGGCACGGCCATCACAGGCTCGGGCATCTGGGTAGCGCAGGGCACCAACGACACGCCCTACGCGGCAGCAGCGGCGCAGTCCGCCAACGGTGTCGTTGTGGGGGCAACGGGCGCGAGTGCGTCCGACAACATGACGCTCCGCACGGGTGCGGTGTGGATGGGCGACCTCCGGTGCGGAGTCGAGTTCCGCTGGCAGGTCGATGTCATCACGACCCTGACTTACGAGATGGGGTTCACCGATCCCCTGACCTCGTTTGACGACCTGGCAATGGGCGACATCGACACCCCGGCGGTCGCGAACGGCGCAGCGGATGTGGCCTTGGTCGCCCAGCAGGTTGGCGCGACTCTCACGACAATGGCGTTTGTGACGGACGGTTCGACCTCCAACATGAACACCACCAAGACCGACCTCGGTACGCGGTCGATTGTCGCCGCAACTTACCAGACTGTCCGCGTCCAGCTTAACGGCGACCTCGCCCGCTGCTGGGTGTTCGACGAGAACGGTGCGTTGCAAGAGCAGGCACAGCACGGCGATGTCCTCGCTTCTCGCATCGAGGGCGGCACTCTCCTCCACGCATGGCACGCAGTGGAGACCACGACAGGTGCTAAGGTCGGCACCATCGACTACGTGACGATGTGGCAGGACAGGTTCTAGGATGAGCAAGGAATACCGGATTGAGGACGCCAAGTGTGGGTGTCCTCGCTACGAGATTCAAGAAGGCGTCCAGCCTCCCAAGCAGATGTTTGGTGGTCACACGGACGGGTGCACACTGCCCGCCCCCAAGCCGCCTAAGAGTTCCACAGGACAGAAAGGAACTAAGAAATGAGTGATCCC